AGCGATATCTCCCCGGGGTTTTCCACAGGGTGTCCGCCCAGGGCGTCGCTGTCGAGCTCACAGCGCACGCTGAACGCCCGCCAGCACTCGAGGCGATCCGAACAGCCTCGCTCCGAGTGCGTCGGGCCTGTGTGGATCGCTCATGAGTTTCGTAACAAGCCCCTAGCCACAGCCCGATTCAGATAGAATAGGAGCATGGAAGGGCAGTGCGGATGGTGCGGTCGGGCATTCGATCGTGCCCGGACGGGTCGCCCGCGACGCTTCTGCTCGGCCCGCTGTCGGGTCGCCGCGTCCCGGTGTGCGATCCCGCTGGCCATGAGGTCCCGCACTGCGTGGGTCCGCTGCGACGGTAAGCGCCCCATCACCCTGGCTGGCGCTCCGGCCTCATCCACGGACCCGGGCACATGGTCTGGCTGGTCGCAGGTGCGACGCGCCTCGGCCGGCGATGGCTTCGGGACCATGCTCGGTGACGGGCTGGGGTGCTGGGATCTCGACCACTTCGACGATCAGGGCGCCCGGGCCTTCATCGACCGGATCGATGAGCCGATCATCTTCGCCGAGCGGTCGGTGTCGGGGCATGGCTTCCACATCTTCGTCCGGACTGACGAGGCCCCCGGGCGCCGCACCGGAAACATCGAGTTCTACTCACGCCATCGGTTCATCAGGGTCACAGGAGACCAGTTCGTCTAACGAAGGGGGTGCGCCATGGCTGCACAGGTCAGGGCCGTGGACCCCGATGAGCGCCCACCCGCCCGCAAGCGGGCCAAGACCATCACCCAGGCCGCGAAGTCCGGCACTGAGGTTGAACTGTTGGAGGCACTGCAGGCTCGCGTGGCCCGCGCCGTGCAGGACCGTGACACTCCGCCGCGCGATCTGGCAGCGCTGACGAAGCGGCTGATGGACATCACCCGGGAGCTCGAGGCGGCCCGGGTCAAGGATCAGGAGGCGGGATCTGATGGTGCCGTCACCGCAGACGAAACATGGCGACCGCAAGCTCTCTGAGGTCGCCAAGCACCTGATCCTTCCTGAAGGGATCGTCTCGACGGGCTGGCCGGCCGTGCGTGACCGGTGTGGCGAGTGGGGTGTGGTCTTCGACCGTTGGCAGGACGGCATGGGCCGGGTGATCCTGTCGAAGCGCGACAGCGGCCTGTTCGCCGCTGGTGTGGGCGGGGTCGGCATGTCGATCCCGCGCCAGACCGGCAAGACCTTCACCGTCGGCATGATCATCCTCGGGCTGTGCTCGCTGAGCGATGAGCTCACGGTGCTGTGGACCTCCCACCATTCCAAGACGACCACCAAGACTTTCGAGTCGCTGCAGGGCATGGCCCAGCTCAAGAATGTGGCCCCGTTGATCCGGCAGGTCCGAACTGGCAACGGCAACCAGCAGATCATCTTCCGCAACGGGTCGCGCATCATCTTCGGTGCTCGGGAACAGGGCTTCGGACGTGGTTTCGACGACGTGGACATCGAGATCTTTGACGAGGCGCAGATCCTGTCCGAGCAGGCCCTCTCCGACATGGTTCCCGCGGCGAATGTGAGCACCAATCCGCTGATCATCTTCATGGGCACCCCGCCGCGTCCCTCGGACCCGTCGGAGGCGTTCGCGAACCGCCGCGCCGAAGCTCTGGCGGGCGACGCCCCGGACGCCGCCTGGATCGAATTCGGAGCGGACGAGCACGCCGACCCGACCAGCCGCGCCCAGTGGCGTAAGGCATGCCCATCCTTTCCTCACCGCACGTCGGAGACCTCCATTCTGCGGATGATGAAGATGCTGGGGCCCGAGTCCTTCAAACGCGAGGGCTTGGGCATCTGGGATGAGACGGCATCGGCCCGCGCGATCCCAGCCGAAGGGTGGCGCGTCCTGACCGTCAAGGAACCACCCGCCGACTCCATCCAGTCCTTCGGAGTGAAATTCGCGATCGACGGATCAGCCGTCGCCCTGGCAGCCGCCCTGAAACCCAAGGACGGGCCGATCTATGTCGAAGGAATCGAGCAGCGCTCGGCATCCGACGGCATCGAATGGCTCGCCGACTACCTGACGCCCCTGTGGCGCGACGCGGCCCAGATCGTCATCGACGGCAAGTCCGGCGCCGGTGCCCTGGTTGATGCGCTGCGCCGTGGTGGCGTGGCTGTGAAGGTAATCCTCACTCCGAGCGTCGCCGACGTGATCACCGCCCACAGCCTGACTCTGGAGGCCATCAAGACCGGCGGACTGTCGCACCTGGCCGACCCGGAGCTGGACCGGCAGGTCCGCATCGCCACGAAGCGAAAGATCGGGGCCGCCGGCGGCTTCGGCTGGCAGGCCCCCGAAGGCGACACCGTCGCCCTCCTCGACGCCATCACGCTTGCCCACTGGGCGGTCCTCACCTCGAAACGACATCCCGGCAGGAAGGCGGTGGCACTGGCATGAGCCTCCTCATCAACCCCTATGCGTCGCCGTCCTTCTTCTCGTCCCCGTCCGTGGTCGGACTCGGAGCAGACGAGCAGGAGCTCCTGGACGAGCTGGTGGCCCTGTGGGCACGCAAGAAGCCCCGCAACGTGCTGCGCGGCCTGTACCTTGACGGCAAGCAGCAGATCAAGAACCTGAACATCGCCGTGCCCGACGAGATCGCCGACAGTCTCCAGATCGTGGTCGGCTGGCCCGAGAAGGCCGTCTTCGGGCTATCGAACCTGTGCATGTGGGATGGCGTCGTCACTCCCACAGGCGACGAGAACCCCTTCGGGCTTGACGATCTCCTGTCGGCCAACCGCTTCGACGTCGAGATCAATGAAACGATCACCTCGGCCATGGCGAACTCCGTGGCCTTCCTGACCGTATCGGCGGGCAACGTGTCCATAGGTGAGCCGCCGGTGGTGATCATGCCGTTCTCCGCCGAATGGGCCTCAGCCCTGTGGGACCGGCGCACCCGCTCAATCAAGGCGGGACTGACCATCGGCGACATCGACTACCTGGGCCGCCCCACCAGCCTCTCGCTCTTCACCCGCACCGCCACCATCACCTGCGTGGGGTCCCGGCTGGGATGGATGATCGAAGATCGCGCCGAGCACGGGCTGAACCGCGTCCCGATGGAGCCGGTCCCGTTCCGCCCAACCCTTGACCGCCCCTTCGGGCGCTCGCGGATCTCGCGCCAGGTGATGACCATCGTGGACCGCGCCATGCGCGCGGCCCTGCGCATGGACATCTCCTCAGAGCTGTTCACCGCACCCGGCCTGCTCCTCAACGGAATCACCCCGGAGCAGTGGGCAGAGATCCAGAAGTGGACATGGAAGCTCGGCACGGTGCGCGGCCTGACTCGCGACGAGGATGGCGAGATCGCATCGGTCGAGACGATCCCCCAGCAGTCGATGGAACCGTTCATCGCGCAGCTGCGCGAGCTGGCCGAGGAATTCGCCTCAGCCACATCCATGCCGCTGTCTGCATTGGGGGTCGTCCAAGACAACCCCTCCTCGGCTGACGCCATCTACGCGGCGAAAGAAGACCTGGTCATCGAGGCCACCAACGCCAACCGGATCACCGGCTACGCGCTATCCCGGGTCTTCCAAGACGCGGTGATGATGCGCGACGGCCTGACCGAGATGCCCGACGAGCTCGGCGGGGTCGCCGCCAAGTGGCGCAACCCGGCGATGCCGTCGATCGTGTCCCAGTCCGACGCGATGGTCAAGCAGATTTCGGCGATCCCGGGACTCGCCTCCACCGACGTCGCCTTCGAACAGCTCGGCTACTCGGCGGCTGACATCGTGCGGATTCGTACCCAGATGCGCCGAGCCCAGGCTGCGGACGGCCTGACTTCGTTGCTGGCCAAACCAGCCACGTCGTCAACGCCTGACGCGGAGCCCTCTCAGTCCGCAAGTCCGACGGAGCCAGCTGCAAGCACTCCGCTGCCGGACCTCGAAGGGGCCCCTGGTGACCGATCGTGATGACCTGAACCATTTCCACGAGGCCAATGACGCGATCCAGCGGCGCGCAATCAACGACCTGAACAAGTTTTGGGCGCGGCTTGCCAAGTCAGACCCGAAAGCCGTTCGCGCAGCCATGGACTTATTCGTCCCCCAGCTCATCGCCTCCTACGGCGAGCTGGCCGCCGAAGCCGCTGCCCGTTGGTATGAGGAACTACGGCCCGCCGACAAGAAGAACTTCCAGGCCGAACTCGCGGACCCTGTGTCCGACGACATCATCGAGGCGGATGTGGCTGAGGCCCTGGGGGCCAGCGGCGCCTGGGACACCGAGGCGGTGCGAGGGAGCCTGGCCGATGCGATCAGGCGTCAGATCTTCTACATGGCGCGGGCGACTGTCGCACGCAACATCGCTCACGACCCGAAGCGTCCAAGGTTTGCACGAGTTCCTCGGGGCGCGGTCACGTGCGCGTTCTGCACCATGCTCGCCTCCAGGGGGTGGGTGTACTACACCGCGAAGACTGCCGGGATCACACGACCCTGGCATCGCAAGTGCGACTGCCAGATCGTGCCTGAGTGGAAACGCGGCAACATCCATTTCGCCGGCTACGACCCTGACAAGATGTTCGAGCAGTATGCCGAATCGGTCGATGCGGTGGGGTCGAGCTTCGACACGAAGGCAATCCTCGCCGACATGCGCCGACGCCATCCCGAAGCGCTGACCGACGGGGTCGTCAACATGACTACGCCGTCGGCGATGAGCAGGCCGCCTGGAATGGCTACTGGAGAACCGTGAACGGCTTCTCAGGAGCCATGGCGAGTCGGACTTTGCCGAGATGCTGGATGGCGCCCGTCACGAGCTTGATGAGGCCCGCGAGCAGGCAGGCATGACCGCGTAGTCAAACCCAATCTGTAGCAAGCCCCGTTCCACCTTCGGGTGGGCGGGGCTTTGTCATGCCCGCATCCGGGCATCCAATTCCGTTCCACCGCGAGGGTGGGGCGTCGACCTGGTGGCGCGATGCCGCCGAACTAATCCCTGGAAGGGGAAACTGCTATGCACAAGAAGCTCATGCCGTGGGTCCGTCTCCTCGAGGCGGTCGAGACTCCTGCTGGAGCCGCCCCCACGCCCGCGATCGATCCGAAGGATCCGGCAGCCAATCCCACCACTGAGCCGAAGCCGGCCGTCGCGACGTCGGAGAAGCCTCTCGGCGAGGCGGGCAAGGTTGCGTTGGATCGCGAGCGCGAGGCTCGCCGCAGCGCCGACAAGCGCGCCAGTGAGTTGGAGGCCCGTGTGCACCAGCTCGAGGACGCGGGCAAGACCGAGGCCCAGAAGCAGGCCGACGAACTCAAGCGCACCCAGTCCGAGCTGGAGACGCTGAGGGGCGAGAAGGCACGGCTGGAGGTGGCGTCCGCGACGGGCGTCCCGGTCGATCTGCTCGCTGGCCCCGGCGACGATCTGGATGCCTACGCGCAGGCCCTGAACGCCTGGCGCGACAAGCAGTCCGAAAAGCCAGCCGCCCCTGCGGTGGAAACCCCTTCCCCTTCGCCGTCCGGGGTGACCGGACAGCCCGTGCAGCCGAACCGGACGGTCGATGAACTCATCGCGGCCGCCGAGAAGAACGGCGATCTGGCAACCGCGAAGCAACTCAAATTGATGAAGCTCGACGCACTGCGTCGGACGTCCTGATCAGAAAGGCACCACTATGCCGGGCATTACCGGACAGGGCACCACCTACAACCTTCCGAACTATGTGGGGGAGCTTTTTGCGGCATCTCCCGAAGACACCCCGCTGCTGTCGGCGATCGGGGGACTGACCGGCGGCGAGTCGGTCGGCGCCCGCCAGTTCGAATGGCAGGGCTATGACCTGCGCGACGCCGACGGTTCGCGCCAGCGCCTCGAGGGAGCCAACGCCCCCGACGGTGAGGAGCGCACCCGCTACTCCGCCTCCAATGTGGTCGAGATCCACCAGGAGTCGGTGGAGGTGTCCTACACCAAGCAGGCCGCGAACCGTGAGCGGGCTACCAACGGTGCCGCCACGGTCCAGCTGGCGGGCTCCGTGCTGCCGGCCGATGAGCTCACCTGGCAGATCGACCAGCAGCTCAAGCAGGTCGCCCGCGATGTCGAGAAGTCCTTCATCGCGGGCACCTACCAGCTGCCCACCGACAACGCCAAGCCGCGCCGCACGCGTGGCCTGCTGGAGGCGACCACCACGAACGTGGCCGTCTCGACCCACACCGCAAAGGAACTCACCGTGGAGGAGATCCTCGACCTGTTCCAGAAGGTGTGGGAGAACGGCGGCATCCAGGAAGCCGAGACCCGCACCGTCATTGTCGGTGCCGCCCTGAAGCGGACCCTGACGCGCCTGTTCATCACCGACGTCAAGTACCAGGAAGAATCCCGCAACGTTGGCGGTGTGAACTTGCAGACCTTCGAAACCGACTTCGGCAAGGCGAACATCATGCTCGACCGCTTCATGCCGAGCGACACCCTCGTGGTCGCGTCGCTGGAGGACCTGAAGCCGGCCTTCCTCGACATCCCCGGCAAGGGCCACTTCTTCGCCGAGCCGCTCGCCAAGACCGGTGCAGCCGACAAGGTGCAGATTTACGGCGAGGTCGGGCTGCAGTACGGGAACCAGCGCAAGCACGGCAAGCTCACTGTCGCACCCGCAACCCCCGCCAAGTAATCACGGATCGGTTTGAGGTTGCCTGATGAAAGTCACCTCGACCATCCCGAACCTGACTGTTCTCGACCTGGGCATCCAGTTCGTTGACGGTCAGGCCGATGTGGACCCGCATCTCGCCGAGAGGCTGCGTCGCCTCGAGCCTCTCGGCGTGCGGGTCCCCACAACCAGCCGCAAGCCGCCCACGCGGTCGCGGCGTAAGCAGGGGGTCAGCCATGGTCGCACCTGATCCGGAACTGCCGTTCGCCACCGTCTCCGATATGGAGAGCCGGTGGCGTTCTTTGTCTAAGGACGAGCACACGCGGGCCGAGGCCCTTCTGGACGATGCGAGCGGGTTGATCGTTGATACCTGCCCGCGCTGGGAACAGGCCTCACCGGCCACCCTGCGGCGTGTGACGTGCTCTGTCGTGCGCCGGGCGATGGCCGCAGACGATGAGGATGTCGGAGCCACCTCGCTCATGGACGTGTCCGGACCCTTCACCACTCAGCGCTCCTACTCGTCACCGGCCGGGGATCTCTTCTTGACCAAGGCCGAGAAGGCCGCGCTCGGCGGGGTCACCGGCGCATTCGAGACGAGCCTTCTGGGGCTGGCATGAAGCGCTCATGGCTGACACCCGTGGAACGTCTCCGCGAGGGTCCGCCCGAGATTGACCGTGACGGTGATCCGATTGCCGGCTCCGGAGTGATCACCAAGGATCCTCTCCCTGATGCCCTGTTCGCGCCGGGCGGGTCGCAGATCATCGTGGCCCCCGGCGTGGCGGCGGTCGTGGATGAGCCGGCCCTCTACTGGCGCGGGACTTCATCGATCGATGTGGTGGCCACCGACAAGGTCCGGATAGCCGGCCGAGTCTGGACCCCTGAAGGAAATCCTGCGCGATGGCCGAAGGGCGTCGTGCTCAAGCTCAAGGCCCAGGAGGCAAAGAATCGTGGCTAATTTCCGTTTCGAACCCAATACGAAGGCCTTCACCGAGTGGGCGCAGCGCGACTGCGACGCGCACCTGATCGCCGGCATCACGGCCTCGATGGGAGCCAAGGCAGGCGACGGGTTCTCGACGATGGTCTCCAACAATGGCGACCGCACCCGCGGTTATCTCGCGACGGCCTCCACGAAGGGCCGTATGCGGCAGGCGCAGGGCCACGTCATCGAGCGGGTCATCGGATCGAGCGGCGTGTGAAACCGCCCGACCTCCACACGCTCGTCGCCCACCATCTGGCTGAGCTCCTCGGCGTGCCGGTCGTCTCCACTCGCCCCGAAGGGGACAAGGTACCGCCGAAGTTTGTGCGGATCATCTCGACCGGCGGGGCAGGCCGGTACGGGCGGGTCTTCCAGGGCATCCAGCTGACGGTCAGCTCCTACGCGGGATCGGCGGCGACCGCCCGTGATCTCGCGATGCAGGTGGACGAGGTCATGAACGGGCTGCCGGTCTCGGCGCTGCCGGTTTCCAAGGTCACTGGTAACACCCCGTCGGACGACCCCGATCCCGACACTCAGCAGGGCCGCTACACGGCCACCTACCAACTCACCACAATCATCCGTTAGGAGCCTTCATGGCTGTCAATTCTGTCAATGTGCACGTCTTCGGGTCCGATGACGACGTGCTCTATCTGGGTCCGTCCGGCATGGACCTGGATGGCATCTCGCTGGAAACCGCGATCCCGAAGGAGATGATCGACACCGGCTGGCTCACCGATGACGGTGTGACCCTCGGTATGAAGGACTCGGTCAAGGCCATCCAGGGCCACCAGGGCCACGCGAATGTGCTTCAGTTCATGGACTCGTCGGACACCACCCTCGAGGCGACCCTCATGGAGTCTCAGTTGCAGACCTTCCTGTGGAACCTCGACGCGGACGCTGAGGACATCGACGGGGTCACCAAGATCACCGCAGCCAGCTCCCGCAAGGTCCTCAACCTGTGCGCGATCTGGGACACCTTCGACACCCAGCACAGCGGCATCCATTGGCGCTACGTCTTCCCCTCGCTCACCCTGGGTGAGCGCGATGACATCCCCTTCAAGGTCGGTGAGGCTAGCGCCTACAAGTACAGCCTCGGCGTGCTGGAGAAGTTCTTCGTCTTCACCAACGCGGCAGCGATGAAGGCCGGTGGAGCACCCGCCAAGACGGTGGCCGGTGTGAAGATCACCACCACCGACGGTGCGACCGTGGGCCTCCCGTCGTCGCTGAAGGTGGGGGAGAAGGTGTCCCTCGCCGCCGAGATCGCCTACAGCGACGGGACGAAGGCGGTCAAGCAGACCAATGCTGTGGGCCTCACCTGGACGTCCTCGGACAAGGCCAAGGCCACCATCGATGGCGGCGTGGTCACCGGAGTCTCGGCAGGCAAGGCCGACATCACCGCCTCGATCGACGGCAAGACTTCCGAGGCGCTGTCGCTGACCATCAACACCGCCGTCTGACCAACCCTCAAACCCTCCGCCCCGGTCGTCCTCTCGCGCCGGGGCGGAGCCTTGCCACACCCGCGAGAGGACAACTTTCTGCGAGAGGAAACCATCATGGCCGAGGCCAAGAAGATCAGCGCCGCCGAACAGGCGCGCCGCGAAACCCAGTCCGCCACCGACACCGGCACGATCACCGACACGACCGTGCAGATCGGCGATATCGAGCTGGCCGTGCCCGCCGCCGTCTTCGAAGACGACTGGGAATTCCAGGAGGCGATCCTGATGGCCAACGATCCCGATGCCACCGACGAGGATCGGGCCAGGGCAAGCATGACGCTGTTCCGTCGTCTGGTCGGAAACCGCCACCGCGAAGTGCTTGACCAGCTGCGCGACGAGTCGGGGCGTGTGCCGGTGTCTAAGGTCACCGAGACCGTCAAGAAGATCATGGACTCGGTCAACCCAAACTGATGAGCCTCTTCCAGCTTCTCGCCACACATTGGGAGGAGCTGGAGGGGGATTTTCAGCAGACCTACGGCATCGACCTGCGGGACTTGTGGCGTGGCCGGCTGTCTGCGGCGCGCTGCTGGGTGCTGCTGACACAACTGCCACCCGGATCACGGATCTGGCGGATGCTCGGTGGCCCCATGGCGTGGGGCATGGTCGAGCGCGCCGTCCGTGAAGAGGGCTGGCGACTCGCCAGCCAGAACGCCGGCAAAGAACTGCCCAGGCCGGAACCGCCTGCGCCGGGATGGCGCGACAAGCAGGACGACCTGCGCCGCCGCGAAGAGCGCCGTCTTGCCCGCTTCATGCAACGCCACGCAGAACGCAACAACTGAACAGTGCACCGTCCCGGGAGGTTTCCATGGCTCTAGATCTCGGTACCGCCTGGGTGCAGGTGTCTCCGTCCTTCAGGGGCTTCGCCTCGACGGTGAATCGCGAAGTTGGATCGGCAGTGGGCGGGGCCTTCAAGTCTGCGGCCAAGGTCGGCACCACCGCGATCGCCACGATCGGTGCAGCGGTCGGTGGGCTGGCGCTCAAGGGCGGCATCGACCGCGCCCTGTCGATCGAGCAGGCGCAGGCCAAGCTGAAGGGCCTCGGCCACGACGCCGGATCGATCACCGAGATCATGAACGACGCCCTCGCCTCGGTGAAGGGCACCGCCTTCGGCCTGGGCGATGCCGCGACGGTTGCCGCGTCGATGTCGGCTGCCGGCGTCAAGTCGGGCGCGCAGATGACCGGTGTGCTGAAGACGGTTGCCGACACCGCCCAGATTTCGGGGCGCTCGCTCACCGACATCGGTGCGATCTTTGGCTCTGTCGCGGCCCGCGGCAAGCTGCAGGGCGACGACATGCTGCAGCTCATGAGCTCCGGCGTGCCGGTGCTCCAATTCCTTTCCGACCAGCTGGGCGTCACCACCGCCGACGTGTCGGACATGGTGTCCAAGGGGCAGATCGACTTCGCCACTTTCTCTGCCGCCATGCAGAAGGGTCTTGGTGGTGCGGCACTGGCTGGCGGCGAGACCTTCACCGGTGCCATGGCTAACGTCCGCGCCGCCCTGTCCCGGCTGGGTGAGGCTGCCGCCAAGCCTGCCCTGGACGGGCTGCGCAATGTCTTCAACGCACTGATCCCGGTCATCGACAAGGTGACCAACGCGCTGAAGCCGGTCTTCGACATGCTGGGCTCCAAGATCGCCCAGGCATCCCAGTCGGCGGCCTCGGCGATCGGTGCCCTCTCGTCCAAGCTGGACGGGATCGGCAAGATCGACCTGTCCGGACTGGCTGGTCCGCTCGTCGGGCTCATGCCGATCATCGGAGCGCTGTCGGGACAGCTTGGTTCCTTGCTTGGCGGGATCCCGGTCGTCGGGCAGGCCTTCGCAGGGATCACTGGGCCGGTGGGATTGGCTGCCGGCGTGCTGGTCGAGATCGTGGCGGCTTCATCGTCGCTGCGTCAGGCCCTGGGCACGCTGGTCGGGGTCGTCGGGTCCCAGTTGTCCGGTGTGATGACGGGCATTGTCGCGGTGTTTGCCGGCTTCAGGTCCGTGCTTGGTGCCGTCGGTGACGTTCTGGCCCCGTTCGTGGACCGTGCGGCGGACGCCGCCAATGTGGTCCTGCCCTTGCTTGGGGGTGCGCTGTCGGCTGCCGGTGGCATCCTGCAGTCGTTTGCTGGCTTCATCGACCGCAACCATGTGGCGATCTCCATCCTTGCGGGTGCGGTGGTTGCGGCGGCGGCGAGTTGGAAGGTGTACACGGGAGCGCAGGACCTTGCCCGGTTGGCAACGACGAAGCTCGGGCTCGCGACAACGGTCCTGAAGGGCAAGCTGTCAACGATGGGAGCGGCGTTCAAAGCGAACCCGTTCGGTGTCATTCTCATGGCGATCTCGGCGCTGGTGGGGGCGTTCTCGATTGCCTACCAGTCCTCTGAGACGTTCCGCAACGGTGTGCAGGGGATTCTCGGCTCGCTGGCGCCGGTGTTCTCATCCCTGATGGGGACGCTGTCGGGGCTGTTCCAGCAGGTCGCGGGCGCTGTCGGGCCGGTGCTGTCGTCGATCGTCTCGACGCTGTCGTCGGTGTTCTCGGCTATCGGCCCCGTCCTGTCGCAGCTAGCCGGCACCATCGGATCTGTCTTCTCGGCGATCGGTCCGGCCCTGGCGTCGGTCTTCGGGTCGATCGGGTCGGTTCTGGCGAGTGTCTTCTCCGGGGTGATGAGTGTCGTGGCGCCGATGCTCACCGCGTTGCAGCCGCTGTTCACGCAGCTGTCGGCTTCGGCGGGAGAAATCGGTGCGGCGTTCGGTCCTGTTGGTCAGGCGCTTTCGTCGTCCTTCCAGCAGGTCGGTGACGCGCTGGCGCCGCTGCTGCCGATGCTCGGGCAGCAATTCGGGGCGATCCTTTCCCAGCTGGCTGCGGCCCTGGCTCCGGTCATGGGCCAGTTGCTGGCTGCGGCTGCTCAGGTGCTGCCGACGCTGGCGCAGGCCTTCGGGCAGGTCGCCGGGGTGCTGGCCGGGTCGCTGGGTCAGGCTCTGACCCAGATCGCTCCGCTGATAGGCCAGCTGGTGGGGGTGCTGATCGGGTCGCTGGGTCAGGCTCTGACGCAGATTGCCCCGCTGGTGGGCACCCTGGTGGGGGTGGTCGCGCAGCTGTTCGCCCAGCTGGCCCCTTTGGTGGGTCAGCTGCTGGTGCAGCTTGTTCCGGTTATCGCGGGGATTCTTGTGGCGATCGTGCCGATCGTCGGGATGCTGATCAGTCAGCTCGTTCCGGTGATCGTCACGCTGCTCCAAGTGATCACCCCGATCATCACCACGCTGATCAGTCAGCTCGTTCCGGTGATCCAGGTGGTGACCCAGCTGGTGCTGGCGATCATCCAGGCGGTGATCCCGTTGATCTCGGCGATCCTGCCGGCGATCTCGGCACTCATCTCGGCGCTGCTGCCGGTGATCGTCATGATCATCCAGGTGGTAACGCAGGTGCTGCAGTGGCTGGCGCCGCTGATTGCCACCCTGATCACGGCACTGATTCCGGTGATCACCACGATCATCCAGGTGGTCATCACGGTCGTGTCGACAATTTGGTCGGTGGTCGGGGCGGTCATTGGCTGGTTCCAGTCCACGGTTGTGCCCATCATCAGCGCCGTTGTTGGTGCGATCGCGAACGCTTTCGGTTGGGTGCGCGACCGTATTTCCGATGCCTGGAACTGGATTAAGGACCGCATTGTCGCCCCGGTTGTCGAGTGGTTCCAGTCCACGGTGGTGCCGAAGTTCGAGGCGGTGCGTGACTCCGTGGTGCGGGCCTTCGAGGCGCTGAAGGATGGCGTTGGTCGCGCCTGGGATGCGCTGAAGGACCTCGCAAAGAAGCCGGTGGAGTTCGTCGTGAACACGGTGGCTGCCGGGCTGGTGAGGGCCTACAACTGGGTTGCGACCAAGTTCGGTGCCGACGAGGTCAAGGAGCCTCATGTCGAGTTCGCCAACGGCGGGTTCGCAGGGCGTGAGGCCGGCTTCGCGTCGTCGCCGATTCTGTGGGCCGAGGCCGGCCCGGAAGCCTACATCCCGTTGGATCCGGCCAAGCGGACACGCTCTCTGGGGATCTGGGCCAAGACCGGGCAGATGCTCGGAGCCCTACCCATGGCTGATGGCGGGATCATCGGCAACATCATTGGCGGGATCGGCAACGCCGCTGCGGCGATCGGCAATTTCATCAAGTCACCGATCGAGTGGCTCATGGGCCGGGTCCGGGACCTGATCGATGGTGTGGGCAGCTCACCGTTCGCCCAGATCGCCGCGAAGATCCCCGGCAAGATCGCCGACGATATCGGCGCCTGGGTCAAGGAACACATGGCCTCCATATTCGGCGGCGGCGGTTCCGGATCGGAAGCGTTCGACGGCTGGTGGAACGCGGCTGTCGCGATCAATCCTGATATGGCCCCCTTCAAGCAGATCGCCGCCACGGTCGCCCAGAACGAATCCGGATTCAACCCGAACGTCATGAACAACTGGGATTCGAACGCTGCGGCGGGCACGCCGTCGGGTGGGCTGATGCAGTTCATCCAGCCCACCTTCGAGGCCTACAAGTGGCCCGGATTCGACAATTGGATGGGTGCGGTCGATCAGATCCTCGCCTGGTGGAAGTACGTGAATGCCCAATATGGCGGCCCTTTCAATATTCCCGGAATTGCCTCGCTGGCGGTTGGCGGCAGATATGTCGGCTACGCCGGAGGCACCCTGAACGCGGCTGCCGGCACGGCATGGGTGGGGGAGAACGGCCCCGAGCTGGTCGATTTCGGTGGCGGCGAGTCGGTCTACAACCGCTCCCAGATGGACGGTCTGGAGGATCGGATCGCTGACAGGACGATCTCCCGGCTGCAGCAGCTGAGGGTGGCGCTGATCGTGGACGGGCATCAGATGGGTCAGGTCATCGACGGTCGCATCTCCATGGCTGGCGCTGCTGCACACGGATCGAGGTGGTGACATGGCGATCATTGCGACTCGACGCGATTGGCCTGAGGCTCCGCAACGCTTCCAGTCCGCCGATGGGCGGCTGGTGGCGGTGCTGGACCCTGACCGGTGCGGAGTGCGACTGCGCGGCACCGACCTGGGGGTGTGGAGCGTCACCCTCACCCGTGATGGTGAGGTGATCCACACCGGCGACCCCATGGTCACACCGGGAGGATCGGGCATCGCCTACGACCTGTCTGCACCGTTGGATGCTGACGTCGTCTACGAGGCGAGCGTGGGCAGCATCGTGATCACGCAGGTGGCCGTCCACACCGGCGGCTTGCCTTTCGAGTGGGGGATGGTGACCCCGCTGGCAGACCCGGGCAAGGGCCTGATGCTGCGGACCGTCGCCGACACCCCGACGCTGGGCAGGTCGGCACGCCAGAAGCTGTCTGCGGTGCCCTCATCGAGGCTGCAGGCGGGCGGCTGGGACATCCCCACCGACGCGGCACAGGGATGGACGTGGCTCGCGGGATTCCCCGACGCCTCCAAAGCGCTCGCCGAGCGCGACGCGATCATGGAGGCCCTGTCGCTCGGGCCGGTCTACTTCCGGCCCGAAACATCGATCGGCTTCCCGCCCATGTGGGCACTGCCCGGCGACGTGTCAGCGACCAAGCAGGGCGACGCCTGGACGGTGTCGTGCACGCTGACGCCGATCACCGCTCCCGCGACCGCCGACCTGCCCGCTTGGGCGCCCGGCGCCAGCTATGCGCGTGTGGCGGCCACCCGGGGGAGCTTCACCGAGCTTGCCCGCACATCCAAGACATTCCTCGAGCTAGTGGGGTTCTGATGATCGAAGTATCCAAGCGATGGGCCTCCTCAGTAGGGGCCGGTGCACGCTGGTCGGTGATGGTCTCCTGGTCCTCCGACGGAGGCCAGACCTGGCATGACGTGGTGCCCACCGCCTGCTCGGTGGACGAGTCCACCGGCCAGCAGGTGCGGTGGAAGCTGTCCTGCACCCTGCGCAAGGCCGACGCCGAGGGCCTGACCGTCTTCGGCTGCAGGGCGCGCGTCTTCGTGTCGATGCATCACACCGACAGCTGGGAGGAGACGATCCAGCTCGGCGAATTCCGCATTGACACCACCTCTGACACCACCCTCGCCGGGCCGTCCGGTGCGCAGGTCGCGGCAGTTCAGGTGAGCGGTTCGAGCTGGGAGCAGCAGCTGATTGACTCGCGGCTGGTCGAACCCCGCGAGGTGTCGGGCGCGGCGGTCGATGTGCTGGGCAGTCTGATCCGCGAGGTGCTCCCTGACGCAGAGATCGTCTTCGACGGCGGGATCGATCCGGGCCGCAACATTCCGGCGACGGTGGTGGAGCGCGACAGGTGGGCCTTTATTGATGGGTCGAATTCGTCGGAGACGTCGGTGGCGCGGATGCTCGGCGCCCAGGTGTCGACCGATGCGCGGGGCGTGTGGCATGTGGCCCCGCCTCCGGTGCTGGATGGGACGGTGGCGTGGACGATCGAGGCCGGCAAGGGCGGTGCGCTCCTGTCGGCGGTGTCCAGTGAGGACCGCTCGACGATCCGCAATGCAGTCGTGGCGCGTGGCGAGTCCACTGATAAGAGCGTGCCGGTGTTGGGTCCGGTGACGGTGGCTGATCACAATGCGTGGTCCCCGACCAACGTGGACACTCCGGTCTCCAGGGGCGGCTTCGGCACGGTCCCGATCTTCTACACTTCGAGCCTTTTCACCGACTTGTCGCAGGTGGAGGCGGCAGCGAAGGCAATGCTGCAACCGCGCCTGGGCGTCAAACGCACCCTGGACCTGACGACCCTCTTCGACCCCGCCAAACGCGCCGGGGATGTGGGTGTGGTGCAGACCACTGATGGTCCGGTCACCGTGGTGCTCGAATCGGTGTCGTGCGACCTGGTGGGGGCGTCGATGACCTGCCAGACGCGCGGCACGACCGGCACCGAACTCATCACGACAGAGACGACGACCAAGGGGGAGACGATCGCATGAGTGCACCAGACATTGCCCTGCAAGGACTGATTGGGGAAGACACCGAGCAGGTGGCGCTTGCCCAGGTGCTCGGTGTGGGCGGCGACGGGCGGTCGGTACGCGTCCAGCGCGGTGCTCTCACCCACGAGGTCCGCCGGCTCGATAGCTACAAGCCTTCAGCGGGAGACCGGGCGCTGCTGTTACGGCTATCTGGCGGCGAATGGGTGCTGATCGGCGCCCTCGCCTGACCTTGACGACCTAACCTCTGACAACCTGAAAAGGAGGCCTCCATGGCAACCGCCTATGGCCCTGATAAATACGTGACTCCGACTGGTCCCGATGCGCCTGATGTGCCGGCGACGATCATCACGCTGCTGGACTCGATGCGCCCCTCCCTCATCGGGCATGCGTCTTCGATCGCCGACCGGACCGCCAAATATGGCCGTGCCTCGAGTTCATCGATCCAGGCACCTGCCGGGACCGTCGTCGTGTCGGCTGAGCTCAACGCCATCTGGGTGAAGACGTCATCAACCCTCGACCAGTGGTCGACGATTATCCAACACTCCGACGAGGTGGCGACCGTGTCGGTGGTGTCCACCCAGTCCGACCAGTTAGCCACGGTCCAGAAGTTCGCGATTCCCGAGTCGGGCATCTATGCGCTGTATGCATCGATGAATGACCAGAACGGCTTGGATGTCGATGGGTCGATCCGTGAGATACATGTTCTGGTGAACGGGACCTGGAAGTTCGGTGGGATCTTCCCGGCGAGCAAGTTCTGGCTCTGGTCCGGGTCTCGGACGACCTTTCTCAATAAGGGCGACACCTATCAGATCGACTTTATGCAACGCTCAGGCGGGGAGAGGTCCCTGCAGGTAACGCTGTCTTATCAAAGGATCCTGTGATGGCGACATGGGATTACGGCTTCGCTCCCGCCGATGTGGTCACCGACGCCGCCGGCGACGTCCGGCCTGGCATCGAACTGCGCGTGTGGGACGCTGAAGTGGCAGGGAAAGCCGTCGCCGTCCAGCAGGACCGTGGCGACGGATGGGCACTCGTGCCAAGGGTCATCACCGACGACGTGGGCCGCTACCGATTCCGCGCCGAGGTCGGTCCCACAGTGTGGGTGGAGGACGCGTCCGGGCGTCGCTGGCGGATGGACGCCTGGCAGACGCTCGGCACGATGATCGACTCCGCACAGAGCGCCACCGCCGCAGCGACCAGCGCCGCCAGCTCGGCAGCCACCGCGAGCGACGCGGCCCTGTCGGCCAACTCAATCGCCCACGAAGCCATGTCAGTCGCCCAACAAGCCCAGACGTCGGCGAAGGCCGCCGCCGACTCCGCCGCCGCCGTGCAGGGGGTTGCCCCGTCCGACGCGAATGTGTCGCCGATCATCACCGGCGGGGCGAAGACTGCTGAGGCGGTGCGGAAGGCGGCGCTGGCTGCTTTCCCGACGACCGGGCCGACGATCTTCACGCACTTCTTGACTCGCGACGAGGCCCTGCATGTGGCGATCTCCACCGACGGTGTGACGGTGGAGGACACCGGCCTGCGGTGGAAGCCGAAGAACGACACCACCCTGGGGGAGTGCTTCGTGCGCGACCCATCGGTGTGCTTCTGGAAGGGCGCCTATTGGGTCGCCTTCACCCGCCCCACGACGGGCGGTGGCGGAGCCTGGGGGACCACCAAATCGTTCGGACTGATGAAGACCACGGACTGGCGGACCTTCCAGGAGCTCCCGCCGGTCGTGATGCCCGCCCAGTTTCAGCAGACGTGGGCGCCGCAGTGGTTCATCGGCTCCGACGGGGCCCCGCATATCTTTGTGGCCCTCGGCACCACCACCACGCCCAACGCGTACTTCACCCAGTATGAGCTGCGGCCGCTCGATGACGCGATGACGTCCTGGTCGGACCCGGTGGTCATGTCTGGACTGCCAGCGAATTGCATCGATGTCGCGGTAATCGAGGACGCCGGTACCTTCCACGCCTTTCCGTCCAACCAGAAGACGTCAACGGTCGAGCAGTGGACGTCAACCGGGCTCACCGGCCCCTACACGAAGCTGGCGGCCAGCGACTTCCCCGGTGCCGGTGTCGAAGGACCCCAGCCAGTGCCGCTGAAGACGGGCGGCTGGCGGATCTACGTCGACAATTACGCGGAGACCGACTCGATCTATTTCGCCGAGAGCACGGACTTGCTGCATTGGTCGGCGCTCAGGCCGGTCACCCTGCCGATGCGTCACGTCGGCGCGGTCGCGGTGGACTCCTTCGGTGCGCTACGCACCCGCGAGCTGTGGCAGCCGAACATCCCGGGCATGAGGGGGATGGGGGCACCCTTCTGGGGCGTGCCCTTCGCCGCCGGGGACGTGCTGAAGGAATTCGCGCAGATCGTGTCCATGCGCACCGACGGCACCGGCGAAATCGATCTGGCAACGGCGGCCACGCTGGGCTTCACCGGCATCGATTACGTCTCGGCGACGGCTGTCGCGAACGTCGAGATTCTGCAGATCGAGCCCGACATTCGCGCATCCGACAGCATGATCCACGGCGTCGCCCTGCGCGCAACGAGTACGCCGCAGACGAATACCGATGTGAAGGTCGCCTGGCGGGTGCTCGGCTGGGGCGATCCGAGCAAGCCATGAGCAGGGACGCCGACGTGACCAAGCAGGCATCCCTGCCTCGGCGGGTCTGGGACATGCTGGCAGAGCCGAAGTCGGTGACGATCATGATGACAGCCGCCTACGCCGCACTGCTGGCGCTGGGCTTCTGGGCGATCGACGACGCCTCCACGATGGGGGTCCGCGACATGATGGGCGGCCTGCTCATCGCCGGTGGCGTGTGCGGGCTGATCGGATGCCCGTGGGGCCAGTGGTGGATCGAGCGCGCCGGTCTGGTGGCGATCGGTGCCGCTTTCGCGGTGCACCTGTCTTTCGTCGTGGCGATCTCCCCTCCCGACGGGCCGTGGGAAGTGGCCTCGGCGCTGGGGCTGCTGCTTCTCGTGGTGACACGCTGGATCAGGATCAGGACGCTGCCAGCCGACCCGACGCTGCCTCGGCCCGGGCCTCCAGAGGCGGGGGATGAATGAATGACTTCCAGACCTGGATCACAGTGCTGGGCGGCGCCGGATTCCTCGGCGCGCTCGTCACGCTCATCAAGGGGCTGGTTGGGTGGCGCACCGGCAAGTCCGGCCGCAAGATGAGGGCCGCCCACGACGCCATCGACTCGCTGAATCTGGCGGGCTTGTGGGCTGAATCCTACTGGCACGCTCGCGGCTATTGCCGCAGCCACCATGAATGGACCAGCGATTACGCCGACGGCTATCCGCCCCCACCCGACGACACCAACACACCCGACTGAGCCCCGCCTTGTGCGGGGGTCTTTCTGATCTGGAAGGAAGCAACATGGATCGTGGTATTGACGTGTCGTCCTATCAGGCCCCCGATGGTGGCCTGCTGGAGGGCATGTCGTTTTGCATCATCAAGGCCACCGAAGGCACCGGCTATGTGAACCCGAACCGTGCCCAGTGGTACAAGGTCGCCACGGATCGTGGGGTGACCACCGGCGCCTATCACTTCATGCGTGGCGGCGACCCAGCCCAGCAGGCCGATTATTTTCTCGCTAACCTTCCGGGCGATGTCGATTGGCTCGCCCTGGACGTGGAGGATGCCGGGGACGGCCTGTCATGGGCCGGGCGCGTCGGCTTCATCCTCGCCTGGACTGATCGAGCCAAGGCCACCGGGAAACCCACGCTGGTCTATGCATCGCGCTCCTGGGCGAATGCCCTGTGGGGTGCGGCCAGCAGCGACGAGCGGGCACGGCTCGCGCAATTGCCGCTGTGGGTGGCTGATTACACCCGACGTCCCGGTGAATATTCGGGGCCGTGGCCGGGCGGCTGGCCGATTGCCATGCACCAGTACACCTCGGCCCCGATCGACAAGAACGTCCTGCTCACCGACGATCTCCAAGGAGGAGACGACATGCCCCTGTCAACCGACGACCTTCGAAATATCGCCACTGCCGTGTGGGGTGGCGGCGGCGCTGCAAGCCCAATGTATGCCGACCGGCTCGATGGGCATCAAGAATATCCGGAGACAGCCCTTTTCAGCCTGCAACAGCGGCTGGGTGCCCGCTTCGGTGAGCTGTCGGGCAAGATCGACGGTCTGGCCGAGGCGCTCAAGCAGGTGCAGGGAGGGAACGGCGTGGACGCGGACGCCATTAGGGCTGCTGCTGCCGAAGGAGCCAAGGCTGGCGTGCAGGCGATGATCGACACCGCCACGGTGAATCTGGAGGCCAAGTGATGAAGTCACCTTTCAGCGAGACCACTCGCGCATGGATCTACGTCCTGTCCCTGGTCATTTCGGCTGCCGCCGCGGTGGTCGGCCCACTCAGTCTCGCCCTGCACTGGGGCGACGAATGGGCGGCGCTGGCCGTGACCCTCGTGGGCGTGCTCGGCACTATCACCAACACGCTCGCCAAGGCCAACCTCCCGAACGCGGAGACTGTCACTCCGGATCCCGTCACCGCCCGGCGAGCCGAGCAGGAGGACCAGCCGCAGACCGCTGCAGACCCTGAGGTGCCTGCCGCCGCAAGCGCGCCCGTGAGCGTGGAGCCCGGCACGCCGATCTTCGCCGCCTGACCTGCCGCGACCCAAAGAGCCGCCCACTGTGACCCTCACCGGTCCAGGTGGGCGGCTCTTTTTGCGTCTGGACATGAAGAAGGGCACCCGGTCCGTGGCCGAATGCCCTTCACCCCCGCACATGCGGGGAACACTTCAACTCGATCACTCGTCTGCTACCGAACGAGGGATCACCCCCGCAGCTGCGGGGAAACCCACTGGCTTTAGTGTGTCATGGGCCCGGGCCGTTGGCAAGAGCCTGCGCCACACTGATGAAGCACCTTGAAGGCGAGGCAAATGGTCGGCGTCACGACCAGACCTACATACTGCCAGCCTCAATGAAGGCCCTCCCGAAGGAGGGAGAAGCGAGTAGTACGCACATGCCTTTTCATTGTCGTCAGCCTCAATGAAGGGCCTCGCCTTCAAGGTGTCTTGACACTATCACCCGGCTCCCGCAGTTTTTGGCAAACCGGGTGATAGGTGTCGGCAGCTCAGTGCTCAGCGAGCCACTGGGCGGCTTCCTTGCGCGTGTCGAAGGACGGGAAGCCATCCTGGGCGACGGCGAGTTCTCCCGGCTTGCGGGCTTCCCACACCTTTTCCACGACGATCCGGTTGCCGCCGCGCCTGACGGGGAAGTCGATGAGGGAGACGGTTCCGAGGTCCTTGCCGGTCTCGCGGTCTGCGACGGACGCGAAGCCGGCGCCAAGGGTGGTGATGACGGGGTCGAAGGGGCGGTTTCCGAGATCCTTGCGGTGCATTGTTCTGGTCCTTTCACTGGGTCGGGGTGGCTTCCCCTTCCATGTCTCTAATACTAGGGCCATAGTATTCGGGATGTCAAGGGGGAAGCTCCACCAATTTGGATCACTTTTCGAGGCCCTTGGCGAGGAGCTGGCGGATCGCATCCGCGCGACTGTCCGCCGTACCATCGGCCACCATGCGGTCGAGCTGCTTGATCATCGCCGGCGGCAAATTGGCTTTCACAACCGGCCCGATGGGCGGCTGGCCCGGACCCCGCTCCGGCCCTTTATCGGCGCCCCGCGCATGGGTCTGGCTCACTGCTGTGCTCCTTCGGCTAGAATTGTGGTTGTTCTGGTCCTCGCATGTGCGAGGGTTGCCCCGGCGAGTGGCTTCTCGCCGGGGCTTTTTCTGTCTCGGATGGATGCGGGCCTTATCGTTCGGCTGGCTCGCCAGCCCCGGTGCACACCACGCTCTGGGGGATCGCGGCGCACTTCTTGCCGATGATCCTGGACGGCTGAGCCGTGGCCATGTCCTCGACCTCGCGGTCAATCCCCACCGGAGCGGTGGCGGGAAGGTCGATGTGGGCCCGATTGAGGAAGTATGTAGCAGTCATTGTTCTGGCCCTTTCACTGGGTCGGGGTGGCTTCCCCGAGCTCCTGACTCAATACTAGGGCCCCAGTATTCCCGTGTCAAGGGGGAGAGGCTGGGGATTCTCGTGGCACTGGCCCCGCCGAGTCGCGCTCCTTGGCCTCGCGTGCCGCCTCGGACACCTGGGCCCAGAAGCGTCGTCGCTGCACTCCCCGCCCCTTCGCCATGGCAGAAGCATGCCACGGACGGCTCACTCGCAGCCGTACCCACTTCGGCATGCAAATGTGGGTACAAAGTGGGTATTTTGGTGGCGCAAGGCCTCAGCATCTGACTCGAAAGGCACTCTGGCTAGGGTCGGGGTGACCGGACTCGAACCGGCGACTTCCTGCTCCCAAATTCTCGGAGCTATCATGTTTTCAGGCGTTCAAAACTCCTCTGACTAGGGGTAATAGATCGGAAGGTATCACCGTGATAGCTCGGTGATAGCGTGCAGATGTGGGTACAGATGTGGGTATTTCGAAGGGTCGCGTGCGCCAACAGGAAGGCTACGGTGAGGGCTCGCCGCCACGCGAGTGGCGTGATCGCTGGCGGGCGTCGATGCCCGACGGGTGGTCGGCCAGCGGCCGCGTAAAAAGACGTTACGTCTATGGGGCCACCGAGAAGGAATGTGCGCGCAAGTTCCGTGACCTCAAGCGCGAGTTGTGGGCCGACGATAATGCCAGGGCCGTCAATCCCCGCAAGACCGTGAAGCAATGGATCGACGATTGGCTTGATGATCTCAAGCTCCATGCCCGCCCTCGCACCTTCGCCAGCGACTCCGGCCTGGCGAGGAAGTGGATCGTCCCGACGCTGGGGGCGCGCAAGCTGATCGACCTGACCGCCCGGGACATGCGCAAGCTCGAAGCCGCGACGCGCGCCGGCGGACTGGGGCAGACGAGCACCCACTACGTCGCCGCCCTGCTCCGCCGAATCCTCATCGCCGCGAAGGCCGAGGGATACAAGGTGCCCGACTCGATCCTTGTGGCGAGGATGCCCGCACCGGGCGAATCGGACCGGACGTCCATTCCGGTGGATGACGCCATGCAACTGCTATCCGCGGCGATGATGCCCGAATCGTGGCCACCTCCGCCCGAACTGGACCAGCTGCCCTACGGCTCAGTGAAGAAGCTGCCGCCCACCGCGCTGGCCGAGCGCAAGCGCATTCGTAGGGCGCGCATGGCTTGGCGGCGAGCTGCCGACACTGACCCGTCGCGCTGGGTAGCGGCGCTCCTCCAGGGGCTGCGCTCCGGGGAGGCGCGCGGACTCACATGGGATCGCGTGGACTTCGACTCGAAGACCCTCACGATCGACCGGCAGCTGCAAGAGTTCCCTGTCGGATCGACTCCGCCGGGGATCTCCGTGGTGCACCTGGAGAGCTCCTACCATCTGGCACCGGTCAAGACGCGCGCCGGTGATCGTGTGGTGCCGCTGGTGCCATGGATGGTGCATGCCCTGAAGAAGTGGCGCGACATCCAGCAGCCAAGCCCCTACGGGCTGGTGTGGCCGCGCCTGTCCGGCTCGCCAATGTCCCAGCCCGACGAGCTGTCAGCATGGAAGGCCCTCCAGGCAGTCGTGGGCGTCGAGCATCCCTCAGGGCGCCCATTCGTGCTGCACGAGGCGCGCCACACCACCGTGTCACTCCTGCTTGCCGCTGACGTGCCACCGCCCGTGGTGATTGCGATCGTCGGGCACTCGACCTTTTCCAGCTCACAGCCCTACTCGCACACCGACATGGCCGCCGCCCGCGAAGCGCTGGCGAAGGTCTCAGACCGCCTCGGGCTGGAGCTCGAGAGCTGAGCACACAAAAAGAGCCGCCCACCAGACCAATCGCAGTCTGGTGGGCGGCTCTTTTGCGCCTTAGAGCACGTCCGTCACCACGCCTGGAAGTTGCTGACGACGGGTGCCTGGTCGGTGCCGGTCACGTCGCAGTGGACCGTGTACTTGGCGGAGCCGACGTCGGCGCCGATGTTGACGTTCCATAGATCGTCGGTCTTATTGAGGGCGGCGACCGAATCGACGGTTGAGTGGACCTTGATCTTAAGCGATGGGTATTGCTTGCCCAAGGCATCCCTCGCATAGGTGCCACAGCCAGAGGTTGCGCCGGTCATGGTGAGTCCAGTGGTCGTTGCCTCGACGGGTGTGGGCGTGGCGGACGCAGTGGGCGTCTTCGTGGCCGTCGGCGTCTTCGCCGCTTTCGGAGTCTTGGAGGCTGATGATGATGATCCTGATGTCTGGGGATCGCACGCGGTCAGCGCGCCGGCGAGGCAGAGTGACGCAAGCAGGGCGATGGGGACGAGCGCCTTGCGGCGCATGGTGTGGGTCATTCGGGTTCCTTGGTTGGTGGGTTCACATGCTGTCCACAGCAACCTAGTCGCGGAACCTGCCCGCCTGGGGGTGATGAGGGCAAGTGGCAAGAATTACATCGATGGGATTCTCGCCACCCCCTGAAGAGCGTGGGTGGCGAGGTCTACATTCGTACGCATGTACGAAACATGGAAGCCTCTCGGACACGGCTCGATCTCTGGTGGATCGGCCCGCACAATGGAGTGCACTGAAGTAGCGGAGTGGGCAGAGCGTCGTGCGCGTGGGTGGGGCTCAGCGCTGGTATCGCGCCTGCGCGGCGTCCATGAAGACGCCGGGTTCAAAGTCGAGCACGCGAGCAAGCTCAAAGAGGAGTGCGACAGGGAGATCCCGCTTGCCCTGCTCGATCCTGATGATGGTGGATTCGCTGACTCCAGCGAGTCGAGCGGTCTCGACCTGGGTTAAGCCCTTGGCGGCTCGCTCGGCTCGAAGCTGGGCGGCGATCGCGGCGCGAATTGCATCACGCTTGCTGGCCTGATTCTGGTCCATGCTGTCAGCATAGCCGCCACATTGGACAGTTTTTCGGTCCGATTGGGATGCTCGGCACTTGCATCTGGCCATATGGCATGGCAAGCTGTCCATATGGCCAGTTCAGACATCAACCTGGAGGCTGCGGACATGATCTCCGCCGCCATCGAGCGAAGCGACACCAGTCGGGCTGAAGTCGCCACGCTGACGGGAATCCCGTTGACCACTCTGCGTCGGAAGCTCATGGGCCGATCGCCCGTCAACATCGAGGACATCTTCCTGATCGCCGGCGCGCTCGGGATACCGCCTGTGAGTATCACGCCCGACGTTCTCACGAGTGAAGCCGCCGCCTAGCCCCCAAACAGAAGAAGCCCCCGCCTGCTGTCACAGACGGGAGCCAACCAAAGGAGTTTCCAATGAGCATTCTACCCTTCGACTACCACGGTCAGGAAGTCCGGTTCATCACCGATGAGTCCGGCGAGCCTCAGGTCGTCGCGTCAGATCTCGCGAAGGCCCTCAACTATCGGAACGCACCCGACATGATGCGTTCCATCGACCTAGAGGAAAGGGGTACGCGTCCGGTGCGTACCCCTGGCGGTGAGCAGGAGATGCTCACGCTGACCGAGGCCGGCATGTACCAAGCCATCCTGCAACGCCAGACAGGCCGGATGGTCGACGTCGCCCAACGAGCCGCTGTGAAGCGATTCCAGCATTGGGTTACCCACGAGGTGATCCCGTCGATCCGCAAGCGCGGCATGTATGCCACTCCGGATGCGGTCGAGGCGATGCTGGCCGATCCGGACGTTATGATCCGGACGCTCACCGAGCTGAAGGCTCAGCGAGCCAGGGTGGCCCAGCTGCAGCCCAAGGCCGACTACGTTGACGCCTTCGTGGCCGACGAGGATCTGCGACTCCTGCGCAATGTGGCCAAGTCAATCGGAGTGCAGGAGGGCGCCCTTCGCGACGCCTTGCTCGCACACGAGTGGATCTACGCGGAGGAGTCCTCGCGCTGGTCGAACTCTCAGGGCTGCAAGGTCATCGAGCACCGCTATTCACCGCGCTCTGACAAGGCCCGATACTTTCGCCCGGTCCCGAATCACCAGGCACCCCGATTTAAGGGCGAGGTAATGCACACCCTGAAGGTCACTCCGGCAGGGGCTGAGGCGATCTCCAAGATGGCAAAGCGCTGGGGCCTCGTCGCCCAGGAGGTGGCGGCATGACATCGACTCTGACCGGCAACCTCGTCGCCCTGCTGATCGTGGCCGGCGTCGTTGTCCTCGCGATGGGGGTGCGCCGTGAAGGTCGATGACTTCGACGATGTGCGCCCCCTGACGCAGAAGCAGGTGGCGGAGCTGATCGGGCGGTCTGTCGGCTATGTGCGCTCCTGCCGCCTGGCGACGAAGCCGAAAGGCCGGGTCTTCCCGATGCCCGGCTGGAAGACCGACGGGAAGCGGTACTTGCTTCCCGCCTGGCGGCTTCGCGAGTGGGTCGAGGGGCTTCCCGATGCCTGACGCCCGCCGCTTCCTCGCCCTGATCGCCCTGGGTGCCGTCGCCATCGGCTTCGCGCCCTCCTCAATCCAATTCCTCTTCATGGCCGCACTTGTGCTCGGCCTCACCATCACATGCCTCAAGGAGGACACCCATGCATGACATCAAACCCCGCCGTGCGCGACGCCGCACCCTGTCCGAGATCCTCGCCCCCGCGCCGGCGCCCCGCAGGGCGGAGGTGCGCTCATGAGGCCACCAGTCGTTGAAACCCCTGATGTAAAGGTGCCCGCCGCGCCCGCTGGCCCCCGGTTCTTCAAGGCTGTCACTCTCTACGGCACTGACTTCCACACCGGGACTGTCCCCTGGCTCCCTGCTGATGGTGCGCCGGTCCCGGAGGGCGGGTGGCTGGTGGAGCACTCCCACCCAGGGCAGGTTGGCAGCTGGGATGCAATCGGTTATCTGTCGGCGGCGACGGTGGAGACGGACTGCACAGGGTTTCAGTGGCCTGCTCGCCTCCTGTCCGTGGAGCCCGTCGGTGACATGTGGACCCCCCAACCCGAAAAATTTCCTCGCAAAAGGGCCGCGCACGCGTGGCGTGTCATCGGAGAGCTCCCCGCATGGCAGCTGCTCGGCCCCCAGGGGCGGGAGGTCGCAGCCATCATCGAGCAAGCCGCCGATCTGGACAGCACCCAGATCAAAGAATTGAGCGACGCTTGGGGCGCTGCTTGGGGCGCTGCACGGGACGCTGCTCTGGGCGCTGCTCTCGGTGCCGCTCGGAATGCTGCTCTCGGTGCCGCTCGGAATGCCGCTCTCGGTGCCGCTCTCGGTGCCGCTCAGGATGCCGCTCTCGGTGCCGCTCAGGATGCCATCCGGGGGCTCCTGGTCCTCGACCTCGAACCCGACGCCGCTGAAATTCTGCTGGCTCCGTGGGTGTCGGTGATGGGCCGCAGCTGGGAGGTGACGGCATGAACCGCACCTATTTCAAGGCCGTTAGGGCGGACGGCACTGACTTCTACACCGGCAAGGTCCGCTGGCTGCCCGATGATGGCGCACCGATCCCTGCCGGGGGTTGGGTCGTTGAGCATCCGACGAGCGAACGCGTGGGGGGCGACGCCCGCACCTATCTTTCGGCCTCGACGGTGGAAACCGACTGCGCCGGGATGGGCTGGCCGTGCCGTCTCCTGCGGGTCGTCCCAGACGGCAGACAGGTGAGCATCCCTGAACCCGTGGGGCTGCCCAGCACGAGGGCCTCGATCAGGTGGCGCGTCACCGAGGAGCTCCCCGCCTGGCAGGCGCTTGGACCCCAGGGGCGCGAGATTGAGGCGCTGCTCGGACAGGTTGAGAGTCTCACGGAGGACCAGACCCTCGAAATGTCTGCCGCTCGGGGCTTCGCTCGGGGCTTCGCTCGGGACGTCGCGCGGTTCGCCGCTCTGGCCGCCTCTCGGGGCGGTGCTCTGAACGCTGCCCAGGGCGGTGCTTTGGGCACTGCTCGGGACGCTGTTCTCGGATGGCTCGTCAAAGATTTTATCTCCGATGAGGAATTCCGCACCCTCGTGGGCCCGTGGGAGCAGGTCATGGGTCGGGTGATCGCATGATGCCGATCACCAAGCCGTGCGCGGTTAAGGACATGCCGGAGGGCGAGTATCACTCGGATCCCTGCGTTGAGCCGTCCCTGTCGTCCACGATGGCGAAAACCATTGTTTCGGGTGAGGCGGGCCCGGCCCGTCTGCGAGAGATCATGTCTCACGGGCAGGAACATAAGGCCGTCTTCGATTTCGGCTCAGCCGTCCACGAGAAGGTGCTGGGGCGGGGAGCCGGTGTCGAGGTGCTGGATTTCCCCGCCTGGACCACGAAGGCGGCCCGCGAAGCCCGTCAGGCCGTGTGGGATGCCGGCGGCACTCCGGTGCTGGCGAAGGATGCCGCCCAGGTGGATGCGATGGCTGAGGCGATCCTGTCCAACCCCGTGGCCGGTGAGCTCTTCACGCGCGGCAAGGGCGCCCCTGAACTGTCGATGTTCACCATCGATGAGGTGACGGGGCGTTGGCAGCGGGGTCGGCTCGACTTCCTGGCCGACCGGCACACGATCGTGGACTTCAAGACCACCGGCCAGTCCGCCGAGCGCAGCCAGTGGATCAAGCATTCGTGGGACTACGGCTACCACCTGCAAGCGGCGGCCTATCTGGATCAGGCGATCTCGCTGGATCTGGTCGATGAGGACGCCATCTTCCTCCACGTCGTGCAGGAGACGAAACCGCCATACCTGCTTGGCATCTACCAGGTCAGCGGCGACCAGCTGGCCGAGGGCAGGCGCCTGATGCGTCGTGCCCTGGACCTGTGGGACCGCTGCCTGACCCTGGATGAATGGCCCGCGATCCCGGCGGCGATCCAGATGTCCCAGCTCCCCGGCTGGATGCGGGCACCCGGTGCCGAGAGTTCCAGCACGGTCCCAATCGAAGACGTTCCCGACGGCATCGCCGATGCGCTTGCCGCCACCTTGACATGGAAGGAATCAGCATGACTCAGCAGATGCCCATAGAGGCTCAGGGAGAGCCAACCAAGGAGCTGCAGCAGAAAGCGGCTGTTGACCGGTTCAACGCCACGCTGCACCAGATGCAGAACGAGATCGCCCGCGCCCTGCCTAAGCACATGACTGGCGACCGGTTCGTGCGGATCGTGCTGACCGAGGTCCGCAAGGACCCCACGCTGGCGCTGTGTGACCCGCTGACGATGTTCGGGTCCCTCCTCACCGCCGCTGCGCTCGGCCTTGAGCCCGGACTGAACGGCGAGTGCTGGCTGGTGCCGCGCAAGAACCACGGCACGCTCGAGGCTCAACTGCAAGTCGGTTACCGGGGCGTGGTGAAGCTGTTCTGGCAGAACCCTGCCGCCGCCTACCTCGACACCGGCTACGTCTGCGAGCGCGACCATTTCCGCTTCGCGAAGGGTCTGAATCCGATCCTGGAGCACACTCCCGCCGAAGGAGACCGGGGCAAGGTGGTGCGCTACTACGCGGTCGCGGGCCTCAACACCGGTGCCCGGGTTTTCGACGTCTTCACTCCGGCCCAGATCAAGACGCTGCGCGGAGGCAAGGTCGGCAGCAACGGCGACATCCCCGACCCCGAGCACTGGATGGAACGCAAGACCGCCCTACTCCAGGTGCTCAAGCTGATGCCGAAGTCCACCCAGCTCGCCGCCGTGCCAGCAGCAGATGGACGGGCGCACACCATCAGCGACGCGCAGCAGATCTTTGGCGGTGTCGACACGTCCACCGGCGAGGTCCTCGAAGCCGAGCCGGTCGAAGGAGATGCAGCATGAACGCCTTGCCTGCGGAGACCGCCGAGAGGTGGCGGCAGTGGGATGACCTGGCCCGCACGATCCTCGCCCTTCATCTCGGCCTGACTGATCTTGAGGTGACCGAGCTGGTGGGCGGGCTCATCGCGGCTGGCTGGCGTCTTGACGGGCCGGTGAAGCCATGAGCTGGCCCGAGGAGAGTCACGACGTGTGGGCGGGTGTCGAGGACGCCATCCCCGACTGGGTGAGTGACGAGGTGGCCTGCTCTGTGCGCTCGGATGCCGACTGGCATGCGGCCGAGGGCAGCCGCAAGGCCGTGGCGGCGGTGAGGATCTGCGAGCGGTGCGCCTTCACCGAGCAGTGCCTGGATTGGGCGATGTCCCATCACGAGGCCGGCATCTGGGGTGGGCTCACCGCCTCCGACCGTGCGCGCATCGAGCGTGGCCAGTCGGTGTGGCGGGTCCGCCAGATCCGCCGGCGCCGCACAGCGTGGAGGCAGGTGCAGGAGTCATGAGCGCACCACTGACCAAGGCCCAGAAGATCGCGGTGGTCGTCGAGCAGCTGCTGCGTGGCGGCGCCGACACCAGCACGCTCCTCGAGGCGACAGGGGCCGACCGGCCCGGACGATTGCGGGACACCCTTCGCCGCGCTGGACGTGACGACCTAGCCGCCCGGATCATCACCACCGACCGGGCAGCCCAGCGCAGACAGGAAGTCATCGAGGCGGTCGAGGAGATGGTCGGCAGGGACAGCGCCGACGAGATCGCCGCCGAACTCGGCTACAGCTCGCGCTACGGCGTGCAGCAGTCACTGCGCAAGTGGGGGCGTCGGGACCTTGCCGATCAGATCGTGCTGACCCGCGAGACGCACCGCGACAGGGTCATCGCTGACGTGGAATGGATCGCCGGTACACGGGGCCCCGAAGATGTCGCCCGGGCGACCGGATACCGCAACGCAGTGGCGCTGCAGACTGCCTTGACCGGGTGGGGCCGCAAGGACCTCGCCAACCGGGTCGTCGGAGCATCACGCGACGACACGGGCCGCTTCCGCTTCACATGGAGGGCCGCATGAGCGCCCGCCATCCCCGACCCGTGGGCCACCAGAAGGGGATCTTCGTAGATCTGCGCGAAGTCGCCGAGCCGTCCGAGCAGCCACCCTCCGACCAGACATGCCCGGCCCTGCATGTCATCGCCGGACTGACGCCCTGGGCCGACCACCAACCCCGCCGCGCCCTCGGCGCCGACGGGCGATGCCGGCACTGCCACACCACCATCAAAGGAGACACAGCATGAGCAGCGGGAAGGGCATGGGTGGGCACCAGTCCCACGCATCACGGACGACGACGTGGCTGACGCCGCCCGCGATCCTGCGGGCGCTGGGCGACTTCGACCTGGACCCGTGCGGCTATCCGGGCTGGCCCACGGCCACTCGGATGATCTGCCTGCCCGACGACGGACTCGCCGCCGACTGGGCGGGGCGGGTGTGGCTGAATCCTCCTTACGGGTTGGCGCAATGGGCATGGCTTGCGAAGCTCGCCGCCCACGGACACGGAACTGCACTGATCTTCGCTCGAACCGAGACTCGCGGCTTCGTGAACGAGGTTTGGGGGAAGGCTGACGCTTTGTTCTTCCTTCATGGCCGCATCCACTTCCATCGGCCCGGAGGAGAACGCGCACAAGCCAATGCCGGGGCCCCGTCGGTGCTTGTTGCCTACGGGCCGCAAGACGTTGCGGTCCTCGCAGAGTGCAGCCTGGCAGGCACGTTCATCCAGCTCAACCGAGCAAGCGGGCCGCAGCATGAGGATCGGGCGATGCCGGCACTGCCACACCACCATCCCGACCATCAAAGGAGCATGACCATGAGCAATCTTTACCGCAAGCGCCCAGTGACGATCGAGGCGCGCCAGCTGGACGGTGACACGGCCACCGAACACGACATCTACCTGTGGATCGAAGCCAACACGCAAGGGAGCTTCGACCCTCTCAGTGGCGAGATCCCAATTTCCGGTGTGTCGATCGATCTGTCAGATGGGTGCTTCACGATCACCACCCCGGAGGGCGTCAAGCACGCTCGCCGCGACGACATCTTCCGTGCCACCTACGAGCCGGTAGGGGAGGCCGCATGAAGGCCACCCAGTACGCCAAATCGACCGACCCTGAAGTCATCACCACCATCGAAGAGAACGAGCTGTCACGACGGGCATGGATCGACGACACCAAGGCATGGTTCGACAAGACGATCCTGACCAGCATCCCGGGCGCTAAATTATTCCTCTTTTCCAGAGGTACTGCAATCAGACTGTCGGGGATCGTGACCTCGGATGAGAAGAAGCCTGCCGGGTGGAAGTTCTGCTGGCGTTCACGCTCTCGGTTCGAGCCACGCAAGGACAATCCCTTGCGCGCCACATGGGACGCACGCCGGTGGCAAGCAGCGTCGATCCCAGGTCTGCCCGTGGTTCTCACGTCCTCCGTGTCGGGAGAGTTACAGAGCTGGTTGAGGATGCATCCCTGCCCCTTCATCTCTAGTGGTGCCGCATGGCTTGTCCTGGAGCACATGCCTGACCCTGACAGTCCGGGCTTCGGGCCGCAGTGGACTGAAGTCCGTGCATCGCAGGCAGTGGCAGCCAAGGAAGCATTGAAGGACGCGTCATGAGCACTCCGGGATCACTGCGCGCCGCGCTCGACCAGCTGGACGAGATCGGCATCGCCGACCATGTGCAGTCCTTGGAATGGGATCGGGCCGGCGCCCGCACCACAGCCTGGCTCGAGACCTGCGGCGACTTCGCTGCGGCCTGCCAGTGGGGCGATGCCGCGGGCGAATGGGTCACGTGGGACATCACCGACGTGGCCGAGGCGGACGTCAGCCCCCGGCTGCGCGTCAAGCACATGCACCTGCGAGCCAGGCCCTGTGCTGATGCGCCCGCGAAGGCGGTGGCGGCATGAGCAAGGCCCTTGACCCACTGGATCACCTTCATGAAGGAGGACGCATGAACACCCTCCGGGACGACTCGATCGTGTGGGACGCCGAAGACATCCGCTCCGCCTGCCACGCCCTGTGGATGGCGGCAGATGTCTACCGCGACGGCCTCAAGGGACCAGCCCCCACGACCGCCGACGCGGTCCGGCTCCTGCGGCGCTGGGAAGCCCTCGCCGCCCACCTCGACAAGCTGCGCCTCGGGCTTGAGGGTCTGCAACGCCAGCAGGTGCAGCCCCGCATCAAACTCACCGCGGAGGACGCATGAGTCGCTCGCGCAGTTCCGCCCGCACGGCTGGCACACGCTTCGAGACGAGCGTGGCCGACTACCTGGCTCGCCACGTCGATGACGCCATCGAGCGGCGCGCTCGTAATGGTGCGAAGGATCGGGGCGACATCTCCGGGCTGCGCCACATGCGGGGGAGGCTCGTCGTCGAGTGCAAGGACTACGGCGGCCGTCTCGCTGCCGCCCAGTGGGTCAGTGAAGCAGACACCGAGAGGGGCAACGACGACGCCCTGGCCGGGATCGTGGTCGCCAAGAGACGCGGCACACAAGACCCAGCAGACCAGTGGGTGTTGACCACGCTCGGAGAGCTCGTCGCGCTGCTCAACGGCAACCGAGACCACCTAGAGGAGGGTGCGTGACTATTTCAGGGAGTTCGGATCGAGATGGACCTCGAAGCCCAGGAGGTCATCCTGCTCGGAGATGTGGAGGCCAACCTCATTCTCATCTGGGATGTCCTTGCCGAGCGCTACGAAGCGTCGCAGTTGCCCCCATGTGGCGTCGTCGAAGTTCAGTCGGACCGTTACATCGAGCCCGTTCTTCTCATCACTCATATGCCCATTGTGCAGGAAGGGAAACCTGATGGCCAGACGCATCCCGGGGGCCTTCGTTCCCGTATCTGTGGGGTTGCCCAGGGACCCAGCGATCCGTCGAGCTGGGCCGTCTGCGGAACTTCTCTATATTCGCGGATTGATCTATTGCGGGCAGAACCAAACCGACGGGATCATCCCTGATTTTGATCTCCCTGTGGTCGCCGTGGGGCTGCCACATGGTCGCCGGTTGGCCGCCAAGTTGACGGAAGAAGGTCTCTGGATGGCAACGGACGACGGTTTCAGCGTCACTGCTTGGCGCAAGTGGAACCGCTCAACCAAGGAGCGCGAGGAGGCCAGAGAGGCGAAGGTCCTGGGCGCGCAGAAGACCAACCACACCCGCTATCACAAGGGGAAACCCGACCCGGAGTGCCCTTTCTGCCAATCAGACACCACGACGGGAGAAGTCGCATGAGCGTTCGCTTATCCGCTCGCTATAGCGAGAGCCAAGCGTCTCGCTACCACCTCGCAGAGATAGAAGTAGAGATAGAGGTAGAGGTAGAACAAGCAGTTGGTTACGTAAGTGCCAAGTCCAAGTTCTCTACCGTGCGCGCGATTTTGGACTTGGGGGCCGAACGATGATTCAGACCGAGATCGAGCGGGTTGCACTGGCCGTCCACGGACTGCGCCCGGACTGGCCGGCAACCTCGCTGAGGACCTTCATCGAGAACAACCTCGCCGGCAAGGCCTACCAAGATGTTGCGGTGGCCTTCGCCTGGATCGCGTGCGACCCGACCACCAACACGCCGAAGCGAATCCTCGGCGCTGGTCCGTGGTGGAACGCGACCCGGGCGGGCGTCCAGCACATCACCGACCTGCCGCCCCGCTTCGTCGCCGAGCCCGGCCCCAAGCGAGATCCGGCCTTCCGGCGCGAACTGATCGACAAATTCAAGCAAGACCTTCACCGACCTGAGGAGACGAAATGACCACACCGATCACGATCGTCGGAGCGCTGGGCGCTGACCCGACTCTGAGATTCACCCCTTCGGGCAAGGCGGTTGCAAGCTTCCAGGTGGCCGTCAATCGGCGCAAGCGCGACCAGTCCGGAGGCTGGATCGATGACGGTGCTGACTGGTTTTCAGTGCAGGCGTGGGGGACTCTCGCCGAGAACGTCGCCGAGTCGCTCACCAAGGGCACCCGTGTCGTCGTGACTGGACGGCTGGAGTCCCGCGAGTGGCAGGACCGGGAAGGCAATCGCCGCACCAGCTGGGAGATCACCGCCCAGGGCGTCGGTGCTGACCTGAGCTTCGCCACCGCCAAGGTCACCCAGTCAGGCCCGAAGCGCCCGCCCCAGCAGGCGCAGGGCAGCCAGTTCGCCGCCACACCCCCGCAGGGCGAGCCGCCAGCCGACCCGTGGGCCAACGCCCAAAGCGAAGCCCCGTTCTGACAGCAACGGAGGACACCACACACCCCACCAGCCCCGCAGAATCGAACAGAGAGGCACCGCAATGAGCAACCCTGAGTATCTGGACCCCCAAGCCACGCAAGGCCCGCAGAATCGAGTACAGCGGTCCGTGTCCGTGGAGGCCGCCGACCCGAAGGCGGGCATGACGCTCGACGAGATGGCCGCGCTCGTGCAGGACGCGATGCGCGCAGACATCGACGGGGCCACGCCCATCAAGATCACCGTCGGATTCCGCAGCCAGGTACGCACCGCGAAGATCGAGGAGGAGCGGTAAGCATGTTCCTCTGCGGCCTCGATGACACGCGGGCCGACCGTGGCGACTGCCCAAACCCGCTCCACGACCACCCGCTCGCCGCGAGCCACATGGTCGCCCGGGACGAGGCAGACGAGCGACTCGAAACCGGATGGACACAAGACCAATGCCCGGACTGCGGGCTGTGGGGATGGATCAAACCAGACGAGAAGGGGAAGCGATGAACGAGCTTGACATCGAAGCAATCCGGGCGCGAGGCGCCCACACAGCCGAAGACATCAGCGCCCTGTGTGACGAGGTGGAACGGCTGAGGGCTGAGCGCGAGAACACGCCCTCGGACACCACTCCCTCGGACGGGGGCCACGTGATCAGGCTGAGCGCCGGCACCGTGAAAGAGCTGGAAGCCGGGATGCTCGAGATCACAATCCACCGCGACGTCAACCTTGGCGGGATCGTCATCGACACCGAGCGCGAACCCCCGGCATGGTGGCACCGATGAAGCGGGCCAGCGTGGTCATGGCATGGCTCATGGCAGTGCTGGTCATGGAAGACGGCCTGCCGCGCCACAAGGAGTGCTGATGGAAGCCAGTGACACCCTCGCCCAGCTTGCGCAGATCCCCGACATGGCCGCCGAGCTGTGGGCATCGGGGCGCGCCACGGGCGACTCGGGAGACCCAAAGCCGGGACAGGTGCGTCCGCACCGTGCCAAGCCGTCCACCCCGATCGACCTGGGTCGCCACGACATCCTGCGTACCGACGAGCACGGGTTGCTCTCCGAGATGTCGCAGGCGGTGCGAGCCGTGTGGGAGGATCATCCGGGCGTGGAACTGTCCAACCCGCCGACGTGGGCGGGGGAGTGCGGCTGGCTGCTCGCGAACGTGGAGCTGTGGGACTCGGATCCGTTCCTGTCGGCCTTCGTGTCCGATGCGGCCTGGCTGGTGTGGCGCACGCTCGACCGCGCCCTGCACCGTCCCGCGCCGGCACGCCTGACCTGCCCGGCCTGCGGGGGCAGACTCGCCGAATCGGCCGGAGGCTGGGTCACCTGCCGGGACTGTGCAAGTCAGTTCCCGGGACGGGAGAGGATCGCGACGCAAATGATCCACAAGCGCGACATGACCACCGACGAGATCGCAGCTGAGTTCCACATCGACCCGGCACGGCTCCGCAAGTGGGCCGAGCGGGGGTTGGTCAAGCCGACCAATCCCGGATGCAAACCGTCCACCTGGAGGCCGTGGGACGTACTCAGGGTGCTCCACCCCGACATCGTGGAGGCAATCGAGGTTGGTGGTCGGGAGGCTTGTTGACGGGCGCGAAAAGCGCTATCGTGACAGTCGAGCGCATCGTGCGCCCAAAAACGTGCGAACCCCGGTCTATGGCCGGGGTTTTCGCATGTCCGGAGGTGGTGACATGGGATCCTCATTCCAGCTACCAAAGCGCGTCGAGCTGACCTCAGACAGGCAGCTGCTGATCGATGGCGAGCTCTTCAAGTGGCCCATCGAAGAGGACGGCATCACTATCTCGCCGGGCAAGCTCAAGGACGTGTCCAGGGTGACGCTCACGGTGCTGCTGCACCCCTCGTGCGCCATCATCGTGGATCCCCAAGATCGTCCGGACGGCAGTTGAGCGTGGCCTGATAGGCAGCCGCAGCTCCTGCTCCCGGGCCGCCCCGGTCGGCGGTTTCCTCCTTTCCTGCCGGCCGGGGCACTCAAGACAACCGGGGACCTCGCGAAATTGAGGGGCCCCGCCTGATTGCAAGGGGGTGCCCATGAAGCAACCCGGGCCCCACCAAAGAATGCGGGCTACCTTCAAGGCCGACAGGGGCTGGCGAGTGGCATGCCCACGGTGCGCCTGGCATGCCACCAGCACCCACCTTGCATGGCTCATGGATCAGGCCAGCACACACACCTGTACACCCCTGCTGTTGTCGCCCACGCCACCCGACGTGGAGCTGGCACCGGCAGGCGACGGGCTGTCCGTCCTGTGGCCCGAGGTGGACGGTGACGTGCAGTTCACCTGCATCCACACCAGCACCGCCACGTGCAGGCAGGACGCACCATGAGCACCAGTCGTACCGGCACGGCCACATGGTTGCGCCATGCAGCACAGGCCAAGCGCGAGGCCCAAGCACGAGGACTCGCCCGCTGCCCACTGTGCGGCGTCTGGATGGACTACGAGGTCGGCAAGCGACCCAACTCGGCCGAAGCAGACCACATCAGACCGCATTCGCTTGGTGGTTCAGACGACATCGACAACATTCGCGTCATTTGTCGTCGTTGCAATCAATCGCGCGGAAACGGCCTGAAACGCCCAGGGCGCCAACGCCAGCGTCCAATCAAGCGCATCGAGCTGGCCCAACCGGCCCGCAGTGGGGCATTTCCTGCCCCGCCGGCCTGATCTCGACCGCATAGGGGGGCATACCCCCCACCCCTGGGTTCCTCGCACAAACAAGTCAT